GTCAACACAAATTCACCAGACTTAAGTGCACCAAAACCCTCCTCTGGACCAGCGGGGTCGGGGCCTCTTAACCGGCTTTTAGTAACCTTGCCACCCTTCGCATAACCACCATCACCGCCGCCATCCCCGCCGTCGCCGTCACCGTCACCGCCGTCGCCAGCAGCACCAGTATCCCCAGTGTCACCAACTCCGGCATCGCCAACATCACCAACATCACCAACATCACCAACATCACCGACATCACCGACATCACCGACATCGCCAACGTCGCCAACGTCGCCAATGTCTCCTACGTCGCCAGTGTCTCCTACGTCACCGACATCGCCGACATCCCCGATATCGCCTACGTCGCCTACGTCCCCGACATCACCTTCTCCGTCATCCGTTCCGTCGTCATCCGTTCCGTCGTCATCTGTGTCCGTGTCGGCATCGCCAGTATCGGCATCCGCATCTGCGTCTGCATCTGCGTCACCAACATCGCCTACGTCATCTGCTCCGTCGTCATCTGTGCCGTCGTCATCGGTGTCATCATCGCCGACATCCGTGTCTCCGTCAGTGTCTCCGTCAGTGTCTCCGACATCACCGACATCGCCAACGTCACCTACGTCGCCAACGTCTCCAACATCACCGTCGTCACCGTCACCACCGTCACCACCGTCACCCCCATCAGTAACCGGAATAATGGGATCAGTTGGTTTTTTCGGTGTGACTGGAGTAGTGGGGTTAGCAATAGTGCCGCTCTTCAGCTGCAAAATGGCTGGATTAAAAATCCCACCAGGCTTTGGAGCCTTAAGAGTCAGTCCAGGGCCGTTTGCATGATTGGGTAAAAAGAAGCCGCCGGGATTAGCTGGTCCAGCAGGCGTCGCAGCGCGCAGGGCTTGAATCAACCCATTCTGCATTGGTATGCCAGGGGCGCTGAATTTCGGAGACAAGTCCTGCGTAAACTTGGAGAACGACTCCGTCAAATCGGGACTGTCAGCAATCAGACGCAAAGCGCTGTCCGGTAGACCGTTAATTTTCCAATTGTTTGCCATTACATCACTCCACCCAATTCAGTCATCACGTTGCACGACGTGAATACGGTTGCTGGCAGTCCGCGCACCTTCATGCGCAAAGAGCCGTAGTAGCCCAGACCGGTTGTGCCTGCCCAGCCCTGGTATGTATTGTTACCGACCCACGTCGAGGTATTCCACACGCCCTCGTCCCACACAGCTCCGCTGTCTTTAGTAAAGAACGGCGAGCCGCCGACAGGCGTGAATTGGAATTGCGTATTGATCTGCAGCTTGATCGCGGGCGCGGCTAGGGCAATAAACGTCGGACGCACCATGCCAAATTTCTTGAGCTGCGCTGGTGTATTGAACGCCTGAAACGACGTTTGTACGTCGCCTTCAACGTAATTGCCGCCCGCCCCGCCGATGTCTGCACCATCCTTGTCCCCAAACAGACCAAGGCAAACGTAGCCGTCGGATGTGCCAAAGTAGAGCTGGCCACCAATCATGCCGGCGCAACGCATTGGGATGCCGATAAATTCGCACCAGGCTCCGGTGATGACGTTCATTGCAAACTGACGATACGTGCCACCGTCCGCAGGCAGCTTGATCACCAACACGTCAGAAGACGGCACGACAAACACGTCGAAAAACTTCTCATTGCGCAGTCTGCGAACCAGCGGCGCAAACACTGATTGAATCTTGGACGCGGGGCCGATCTGCTGGTCTTCGGTGTACTGGCCATTGACCAGCTTGGACATGGGGACCAGGCCGAGCTCGGAGACGATCATCACATCGCCGCCAAACGGGGTGAAGTACGTGCCGTGCTTTGGCACAGGACCAACGTACCAGACGCCCTTCAAACTGAAGGTGTCGGGGCTGGTGGGATCTGTGCCCTGCCACACGCCGATGTCGCCCTCAGTGCCGACCACGATCAGGTAGTCGTCAATAGAGAAGCCGGCATCCATGGTCCAGTTGATTAGCGCGGAGCAGTAGCCACCATTGCGCAGTGTCGAGCCCATCGCAAACGATGTGGCTGTGCCGGCGATCGCGTCTACGTTGTCCAAGTAGTAGACGTTGGAGTCTTCCAATGCCGTAAACCACACACGCTGCTTCCACACGGCCACGGTGCGCACGGTAGAGGGCAGGCCTGTCACAGTCTGCTGCACCCAGCCCGTGCCGGTGCTGTAGGTCCAGTACCCTGCCCCTGGCGATACAGCCAGCAAGAAGGTGTCAGCGGGCGTTGCAAACTGCGTGGTCCACCACTCGTCGTCAGTGCTTCCTGTCGCGGACTCGAGCAGCGTCATCGTGCCGTCGGTCACGTCATAGATGTTCCCGCCCGAGGCCATGAAGACTTTGTCGTCGTCAGGGTTAGGCGCACGGAATCCAAACACGGACTCGGTAGTGGTAACGCCTTCTGCGGGGTCGGCAAACACTTGCCAGCCTCGACGCAGCTCGACGCCTTGTTGCTTGGGAATAAAGTTGGTCAGCGTGAGCGCATCCAGCGGCGACATCGCGCTGATCGAGTCACGATAGTTCAAACCGCCCACTGGGGCGGGAATAACCTGCAGCTGCGCGGTCTGTGCGGCGGCTGCCCTTCTAGGCGCTTTGAAGGGGGCAAGAGGTATTAGCGGCATGGTCAGAATCCATAGTTGGTATCTGGCGTATTGACCAGCGGCTGGATGTACGGGAAGCGGAAGTCGCGAGCCATGCTGAGCACAGGCGCGCCCTTCTCGGCCCCCTTGCGGTTTTCGTATGCGATCTGGAAGTCGCGCATGGCTGCAGCGCTGTCCAGGCCCTTCATCTCGAGCCACTTCACGCGGGTGTACAGCGTGATCAGCGTGGGATCGAGCAAAGCCTTGTCACCGTTTTTGGTGATGCGGTTCTTGTACAGCGTTGGATCGTCTTGGTCTTGCACCCATGCCTGAGACATGTAAAACACATTCATGATCTGAGGCGAATTGGGAGGAGCCAACACGTAGATCATGTTGTCGCGCACCTGCCAATAAAACGACAGCGTGGGCAGCGTTGTGCGAATCAGCAGCTGCTGCCACATCTGTGGCGATACAGGACCTAGCGATGGGAACTGCGTGGTCGCGTTCCAGTTGGTCTGATCAATCCAATCAAAGAAATCTTCGGGCAATGGGAATGCCTTTTCTTTCTGGCCATTGCTGTCAGCTGTGATTGGAATCTGGTAATTCTTGATGAGCTCCTGCCAGTCATACATGGTGAGGAGCTCAATGCCGGCCATGTTCGCGGCCTGCACAAATTGCTGCACGGTCGGATCAGGATCGCCAGCGGGATCGGAAGGAACGGGGAAGGCCACCATCGAGGCCACGTTTTGCACGATGGCCGAGAGGGTCGATTCGTTAACGATTTGATAGGCCATCCCCGGCTCTCCTATTACTCGGTTGTTTCAACAGCCGGCGCGACGTTGCGCTTAGCACCCTTGGCGTTAGCCTGAAGTGCCGTCACCATCGAACGCAACTCTTCCAGCTCTGCGTCACGCTTGGCCAACTCAGCATTCATCTTCTCGATGGGCGCGTTGTTGCGAGCCACTTCCATGAATGCCTGAGCGCGTTGTTTGTCCTGTTGGAAAGACATGAACTTGCTGCCCAAGTTGTCGTTGGCCTCCGCAAGTTGCTCCACGGTGATGATCTTGAAGTACTTGTACTCCTCGACCTTGGAAGCATTCATGCCAGGCAATGCGCTCAAAGGCGTGCCTGTCACAGCTTCGGCTTGGCCAGCCTTCCACTTGTTGTAGCGGTCCTGAAAGCGGAAAACGTCCTGCTCGCTGAGAGGACGCTCAATCACTGAGGACTTGTCGCCCGGCACGTGAATGCGGACGTAATCGACTTCTTCGTACACGGCGCGGCCAGCTTCCCGGCTCTTGCCAGGTTGCATGACAGGCTTTCGGAAAAACTCGACGTAGAGTTTGTTGTCGGCAGCAAAGCGCGTCTCGTCCGGTTTGGCGAAATCGCTTGGCTCCTCAAAATTGGTTGGTGTCGTGGGTTGCATCTCTTTACCTTTTTTTTATTAAACGTTGGTCTCGAACTTGAGGTCCGTACCAGGGGAACCACCGATGCGGGAACCGCCGATGGATACACCGTCAGCGCCGATGA